AGCAATACAAGTTTTGATGAATTTGGATTAAGTTTTATTCTTGATAAAGAGCAAGATACTGTTGCTAATAATGATGCTATTGCTTTGTTTATATTCCAAGGAAATAATAGTGCTGGTAGTAATCATGGTTATGCAAAAATTACGGGGATTATGCAGGATGTAACAGATACTACTGAAGATGGTATCTTACGATTTAGTGTAAGTAGTGGTGGGTCATACGTAGATTATTTTCAAATAGACGGTGACGGAGATCACACACTATTTTTAAAACCTATTGCTTTTGAGGGATCAACGGCAGATGCTTTTGAAACAACCCTAGACGTTATAGACCCAACCCAAGATAATACTCTGAACCTGCCAGATGAAAGTGGCACGATAGCAACCAGAGCACATGCTGTAGCTCTTGCATCAGTATTAGGATAATAGAATGGCAAACCCAAATCTTTTAAATTTAACAAGCATTACATTAGATAACGATGTACACACATTGGGGACTAGCACAGCAATTTTAATGGCTGCTGCAAGTAACCAAGTGGTAAAAGTAATTTCTTTGTATTTAGCAAACAAGTCAGCATCAACTGTTTCTGCAACGATTACAGCAACTGAAAGTAGTACAACTATTAACTTAGCTTATCAGGTAGATATTCCACCAGACAGTACACTCCAACTTATAACAAAAGATGCACCTATTGTATTAACTGAGAATGACTACATTTCTGGTCTTGCTTCTTCAGCAACATCAATAGACGTATTTGTTTCTGTAGAGAAAATGTCATAATATGAGCAGAGAGTTTTCATATTTTCGTGGAATTATTGGTGGGAATGATACAAACATTCTTCAAGACCCTACGGCTGGCATGGCAGGGCAGACCAACAGAGGGTCACTGCTTACAATAAATGCACAGTATATGAGAAAAGTAAAAGGCACTGCTCCAACACCTTTAAATTTTTACACTGCCAGTTTCAGCCATCCAGCAGACACAAGCACAGGAACAAACTGGCAGCTTAGTGGCACTGTTACAGTATCAGGAATAGGTGCAAGCACAGGCCGATGGGTTTGGTTGATACGTCAAGTCACTGGGTTTCAGTCAGACTTTCAAATGAATGACTTTGATTTTGGAGTTGCTGTAGGTGGTGATGCAGATGGTAATATTCCCAATACGGGTGCAGCTTTAAATGCTGTCTTTGAGGGAACAGCCTTTGATGCTGCTTTTGATGATAGTACAACTTCCAGTGTTCCACTTATAAAAGCTGAATATGATAGCCGTACATTTACACAAATAACAACGAATACAACTAGCAGTATATGGAATACTTTAAATACAACCCCTCCTTCATCTGGAACGGGTATTGATGATTCAGGTAATACCTTTGTTTATTATGAAAGTTCTGGATCAACTATCTCGGCTGGTAAAAACAGTATGCTAAGAACAGAGGAAATGACATACACAGCATCACCAACTTGTAGTTTTTCGTATGCAATGTACAGCACAACACCAGCAAATGCTGGTGAAGTTCAAATGTATTGGGTGGAGAGTTAAAATGCTTGAATTTGAAACGGGAAGTAAAGAAGAGGCACTAGCTATTTTAGATAATATTAAAACAGTCCACTGTAAAACTTTGACTACAGAACAGCTTGAGTGGTTTGCAGACACATATAACGTGTCAACAGAAACGGTACAAGATTGGTACGATAACGAGGTATAGATGTTAGGCTTTGCACCATTATCCACTTTACCTTTTTCAGATGATGGTGTAAGTGTTGTAGAGTATAGCCTTGATTTAGGTCAAGGATCATTTACATTTGCAGGGCAAACTGTCGGTGTAGTTGCAAATAATAGGGCATTAAATCCCGGCACATTTACACTAACAGGTAATGATGTAGGTCTTGTAGCTAATAATGTTGCAGTAGGACAAGGCTCTTTTACACTAACTGGTCAGTCTGTAGGTTTAGTTGCAAACAATTTAAGTGTTGGGCAAGGATCATTTAGTCTTACGGGGCAGAATGTAACACTTACAAAAAATGTAATTGTTTCATTAGATCAGGGTTCATTTACACTAACTGGTCAAAATGTTGGTGTAGTTGCAAACAATCTTGATATAGGCCAAGGATCATTTACTCTTACAGGCCAAGATGTAGGATTAGTAGACAATAATATAACTTTAAACAACGGTTCGTTTACACTAACTGGACAAGACGTTGGTTTAGTAGCTAACAACATAGCTTTAAATTTTGGTTCTTTTACCCTTACAGGGCAAGATGTAGGACTCGTTAATAATAACCTTTCTATTGGTCAGGGATCATTTACCCTTAGTGGACAAGATGTAACAAAGGGTATATCTAAAGAATTAAATCAGGGTTCGTACACATTTGCTGGACAAACTGTTGGTGTTGTAGCTAATAATAGAGCACTTAATCCCGGTACATTTATACTAACAGGTAATGATGTACGGTTAATAGCAAATAATGTAGCAGCTAACCAAGGTTCGTTTACTTTTAGTGGACAAAATGTAACACTAAACTCAACCCGATCTTTTATTTTAGAGCAAGGTTCGTTTGCATTAACAGGCCAAAATGTAAACATTATAAATAATAATATCCAGTTAGCTAATGGATCATTTACGTTAACAGGTCAGAATGTAGGTCTTGTTAATAATAATTTACAAATTGAACACGGGTCTTTTGTACTTACTGGACAAGATGTAAACTTAATAGACAATAATATTGTTCTCTCTAATGGCTCGTTTACACTAACAGGACAAGACGTAACATTTGTAAAAAATGTAACTGTTGTAGCAGACCAAGGTTCGTTTACATTTACAGGTCAAGATGTACTGAAAAGTATATCTAATGTTATAGACCAAGGTAGCTTTGTATTAACAGGTCAAGATGCAAGGCTTATAGTAAACAATCTTTCTATTGGACAGGGTTCGTTTACGTTAACTGGTCAGAGTGTTGATCTAAACATTGCAAGAGAAGTAACATTTAGTATTACAGGACTGTCTATAAATACTAATACAGTTACAGTATCTACTGAAATATTTGTATATGATCCAGATAGTTACTCAAAAGAAAATACTGTTTACTTAGTAGATCAAGATAGACAAACTAAGGCACACATAATTGAAGAAAGTAATGTGATACACTTAGTAGAGCAAGACAGAAGAAATACTGTTTATGTGGTAGAGCCTGTTAACTTTACAGTGTACATAGAAAAACAAGATAGAGATAATATAGTATATATTGCTGCTTAAAGGATAAATAAATGTCATATAAATGGCCCGATAAAGACCCTGATGAAGTTATCGACTACAGTGTAGATTGGTCTAGGTTTTTAAATACCGACACCATAAGTACTGTTAGTTGGTTTGTTGATAATGCTAGTGGTACTAAAACTGCAATAGCAGGTGGTGAAACTGTAAATGGACTTCAGTTAGTTGCACAAACTAATACAGCAACAGTTGCTACTGCACAATTAGGTTTAGGTACTGCAAACATTAGATACAAAGTTACATGTCGTGTAAGTACAGCAGGTGGCCTTACGTATGAACGTTCTATATTTTTACGGATTAGAGAGAAATAGTAATGGCATATAATTTTTTAAGTTTAGTTAATGATGTAAATAGACGGTTAAACGAAGTAGAATTAACTGCCAATAATTTTGCAACCACTACAGGATACTATAGCTTTGCAAAAGATTCTATAAATGCATCTATCAGACACATTAACCAAGAAGAGTATGAGTGGCCTTGGAATCATGTAGAAGAAGAAGAGATTTTAGTTGCAGGTGAAGTTAGATACAGCTATCCTTACGATGCTAAAACAGTAAACTTTAATACAGTTAGATTAAAACGTAATAATTCTTTAGGTGTAGATACTAGAAAACTAAAGATAATGTCTTATGAAGAATATATTGCAAAGTATTCTGACTATGAGTATAATACGGATACAGGTATACGTGCTGTACCAACCCATGTTGTAAGAGCACCTAGTAGAGAAATTTTATTTGTACCATCACCAGATAAAGCATATGAAGTTATATACGAATACTATGCAACAACGTATGACTTAGAATTACATTCAGATGTACCTAGACTACCAGAACAATATAGGTATGTTATTCTAGATGGTGCTATGTATTATGTATATAAGTTTAGAGGAAACACACAAGAATCACAACTGGCATTACAAAAGTTTCAATTAGGTATAAAACAGTTACGTAGTCTACACATAAATAGAATGGATTATGTAAGAGACACACGTATTGACAATAGAACGACTATTAATACAAAGGTACTATAATGCCCACAGTATGGCAAACATTTCCTGTAGAGTTTAGGGGTGGGTTAATATCTAACTTAACCCCATTGCAGCAAGGTACAAATGCTGTTGGCTCTGCTACGGTATTACAAAACTTTGAGAACAACAAAGAAGGTGGCTACAGTAAAGTTTTAGGCTACACTAAACACAGTGATACTGCAGTCGCAGGTGAAGATGAAATACTTACAGTAAAGCTAGAAACAGTTTCTAATGTTATTGCAGCTAGAAAAATAAATGCTGCTGCTGTAAGTGCATATAGTTCAGATTTAGTATCTGGGGATATAGGAAAAACAGCATACTATAGTAGTACAGGATCGTCTTGGACTTTTGAAACTAAAACAACATCTTCTAATAGTTTAAAAATAAGGCACACAGAAGCTAAACTAGGAAGTACAGAATATATTGTTTTTGTTGATGGGGTTAATTACCCTATGACGTATAATAAAAATAGTAATACATGGGCAGAACTTACTACACCTACAGATATTCAAGCTGCTAAACACGTAGCATTCTTTATGAATAGAATGTTTTATGCCAAAGATAACTTACTATCCTTTACTGACCCTGATACAGTTGGTACATTTGGTAACTTAGGTAGTGGTGTAGAAAGTTTCGATGCTGATATAACTGGACTAAAAGTATTTCGTGAGCAGTTGTTAGTTTTTACTGAAAAATCTATACGGGTTATTACGGGAACTAGTGAAGCTGATATGTTAAATAAACCTATTACTGAAGATGTAGGTTGTATTGACGGAGATACTATACAGGAATTTGGTGGTGATGTAATTTATTTAGGTCCAGATGGTCTACGGCTATTAAGTGCTACAGATCGTATTGGTGACTTTTCTTTGCAAATCCCATCTGATAAAATACAAAGAACATTTAACGATTTTAAAGCAGGTACTACCAATTTTTGCTCTACAGTTATACGTGAAAAAGCACAGTACAGAATATTCTCGTACAGACAAACAGAATCTGACTCTACATCAGCAGGTTTGTCAGCTACTAAGTTTGCAGCACAGGGTGCTGAAGGTATAAACTGGGGTACACTAAAAGGAATACAGGCACATGTAGCAGATAGTGCTATGTTTAGTATAGATGAACGTATTGTATTTGCTAACGACGATGGTTATGTGTATAGAATGGAAAACGGAAATAGTTTTGATAGTGCAAACATAGAAGCTATTTATGAGTCTCCATTTTTTCCTATTACTGATCCACAAACTAGAAAAACAATATATAAACTAACGTACTATATAGA